CACAGCAATACACGAACCATTGTCAGTATTAGCCAACGGATCATAGTTAAGAGCAGTGCTATCGGTACACCCATAAATATAATCAATACAACTAAAATCTTCACTATTAGCTTGTGGCGAGTAGTTGAGTGCAGAAGGGTCAGTACAGCCATAAATATAAGGGATACAAGTATTATTATCAGCATTTGCTAAAGGGTTATAGTTAAACATTATTGAGTCTGTGCACCCATATATAAAAGGTATACAGCTTCCATCATTTGTATTTGCAGCAGAATCATAGTTAAACTGTGTTGGATTTATACATCCATATATTACTGGAACACAAGAACTGTCATCAACATTTGCACTAGGATTCCAATTAAAAGCTGTAGTATCTGTACATCCTAAAACTATTCCTATACAACTACCATCGTCAGTATTAGCTAATGAGTCGTAATTAATAGCTAATTGGCTCATACATCCATATACAATAGCTATACAAGTATCTTCTGTATTAGCGTTAGGATTATAATTAAAAGCTAAAGGCTGCATACACCCAAATATTTTTGGTAAGCATCCCCCATTATCTATATTAGCTAATGTGTCATAGTTGAAGGCTGTAGTATCAGTACAACCCCACATGGCTACTGTTGAGCAAGTCCCATCGTCATAGTCTGCCGTATAACCTTGTGTATAATATTCCAAATACTGAGGACTTGTACATCCCGGATCGTAGTAACAACTAACATCATCTGTATTTGCTAAACTGTCATAATTTATTGCTATAGGATTTGTACACCCATAAATTTTTTCTATACAATCATCACCACAATACGGCATTCCCATAACTGTTACAAAAGGAGCTAAAGGACTTGCAAACCCTCCTGGAGCATTGATAGCTATATGCTCTTCAGAGTATACGCTATAACCACATTGAACAGAAGTAAATTGTGATTGTTGTGTAATATTAAATTTAACTTCAATTGGTTCTGAGATACTTAGTTCAAATGTAAACGTAGTATCAAAACCATTATCAAGAGTAAATATACCTAAAAAGTTATTACCTTGAAATACTTGTAAAAAAGAACCAGCCCAACCGTTTCCAGCTAAATCAGTTAATTCTAGTGTGTGTGTGCAACTATCTGTTAGTATGTCAGTATTAGCTGCAGGGTTAAAATTAAAAGCATTAGTGTCTGTACATCCAAATACTTTAGGTGTAAAACACATACCTGTATCTACTGTAGCTATAGGTAGGAATTCTACATATAAGCTATCCATACACCCAAATATAGGTGGGGGTGGTGCACAATCATTTAATGTAAATCCATGATAAGAACTAAAACCAAAGTTAGCAGAGTCTGGTTCAACTAGCGTATCTCCACAATGCATTACATAAAAAGAACCATCTTGTCCTCCCCATAAAGCACCATTCATACCGTCTCCATATTCATCATACATTTCAAAAGTATAACTACCGTTTGGTATACAAAGTTGTGTTAACTGCGGACTGTAATCTATTATATTAATATAAGGACCTCCAGAAACAACTGTGTCTCCATAATCATCAATTATAGCCCAAGAACTTTCTTCTGGGTATTGATCAGGATTTATAAGTATATTTACATAGGTTCCATTAGGACATTGCCCAAAAGCAGATGATAGCCCAAAAACCATAATCATTAATAGTACATATAATATATTTGAAATATCTTTTTTCATTTTAAAAATCACTCATTATTAATTCATCAATTGTTCCTTGCATTTCTTTTCTTGTTGCTTTCATAGCAAATGATATATCTGCTTGAAATCTTTTCATTTCCTCACCGTCTTTAAATATAATAACAGTAGGTACAACTACTATTTCATGCTTAGTTTGCAGATTAGGTGATTTAGCTATATCAACATATACTATCTCACAATCTGTTAACTTGCCTATGTAACTCACTTTATTCGGATCATTCCATTCTGCATTAAAGTGTGTAACTACTATTTGCCCAAAAGCATTTGAAGAAATTAATAAAAGTATTAACACTAATAAACCTCCAAATATTTTTGTGGTTATATTTTTCATCTTCCTCTATCTAACTTGTCTTCAATTCTGATTAATCTATCTTTTAGATCATCAACAGCTTTTTCTGTATTTTCAATTGTAAGTCTTATATTTTTATCTTTCATGTCAAACTCCATGCGTGTAACTTGTGGATCTAAAGGAGCTGGAAGTTCTTTGGCTTCTGCAATATCTGCTTGCAGCATAAACCACATACTTACTAATGTAAATATTAATGCTGCTATTCCTCCTAATGTTTTTATGCTTAATTTAAAAGTTGTGTCTTCGTTTAATTCTTTCATTTTATTTTAGTATTATGGCTGCAGATCTAGTGGCTTTAGCTCCATTAGCAGCAGTTGTTACAGCTGTTATTGTTAAAGTAGCTCCTTTATTATCAAGTGCAAAACTTAAAGTTTGATTTGACGCTATTAAAAGTGGAAAACCAGTTTTACCACTATTAGATGCTATAGCAAGTGCTTGTGCATCACTTACTCCTGTTTTTGCAGTATTAGCATTAATAGCAGCAATGTGAGCATCAGTTAACATGTTATCATCACTAGAGTTGGCAGTAGATTTAATTAAAATATGAAGCATTGCTCTTAATTTTTCTGCTGTAATTCCTCCACTTTTAGATTCAAATAATTCTTCGATTTGATCTAACAGTTCAGCTCTATCTCTTTTCTCTGCAGCCTGTACAGAAACTTTACTAAAAGACCCTGTTTTGACTAGCCCTTTATAGTTTTCTTTTGTGCTGTTATTATTATAATTTCCTTTAGCCATTTTTATATTATTTTAACATCCAAAATCACCTCCGAAGCTGTCATCAAAAGTGCATATAGATGTTGTGTCGTTTGTTATACTTATCCCTATCATAGCTTATATGCTATTACTGATCCTGATTCTAAAGATAATGTTTCAAAAGAACCGTAAATAGTCACACCTTTAGGGAGTGTAAAATCTGCATCATATGTTTCCATACTACTACCAAAAACACAATCAGTAACATCCACAACTGCATCTGTTATAGCTAAAACTGCTTGAAACGTTCCGATGTGTTGAGAATCATCATCAATAAATTTAGAGCTTCTAGGACTAGTTAAAGATCTTGTATTATTACCTATGTTAGCAAGAGCTAACTCCATGTCTGTTCTTGCTGCCATTATGCTTTACAACATTTACCTGTTCCACACTCACATACACACCATCCAAAACATATTAAACCAAACGTTATAGCTTCAAACCATTTACAAATTTTATTTTTCATTTTTTTTATTTTTAAAATATTATATAATTAATTCCTAATTTAAAATCGTACCATTCTCTATTCCAGTACTTATTATATTTTCCTTCTACAAAGGTTCCTAAATGTTTATTGTATTTATATCCAAATATTAACCCTCCTGAATAATCCATCCATTGATCATTGTCAATATACTTATGATAAGAAAACTCATTACCGTCATCATAGTGATAAGGCAGTATATTTCCCCAAGCGTGTAGCCAAAAATCTTTTTTATAATGATAAAAATCAAAGCCTAGTACTAAAGAATGGTTCCATTGAGAAGGTAACTCATCTCTTTTTTTCTCTGTATAATCTCTTAAAATTCCTGGAACAACTACTGCTTTCCAAACTTCAGAATTAGTAGCTACTACCTTACCGCTTGGATCTTTATATTCACTATTATTAACATCAATTGTGTATCCTTCTTGTATTGCCAAATAAGTGTAGTGTATATCACCGTTAGGTAAAACCCACTCTTCTAACGGATCATATCCATAAGGCTCTGATAATCTTTGTGCTGCACCTATATTAAAAGACAGTTTACTAGTTACTTCATGTCTATATCTTTGAGACACTTCAAAGTATTTAATATCAGCAAAACCATCCTCTAAATACTCTCCTTTAAAAGAAAAGTGTCTAGCGCAAATAATTCTACCACAATTATCATGTGCAGAATATCGTATAAAATGGTGTTGATCTAAATAATCCATACCTTCTTGGCGCTTCATATCAAATTGAAATTTATACTCTAAACCTTTAATTTTACCTACAGTAGCCGCATCACTATAGTTAGATTCAGAACCATCATAAAAAGCTTTAGCTTTATTTTCGTATCCAAATCTAGCTATTTTTCTTATACCTAATGATACATTATAATCGTAAGGAGTTTCAACTACAGAAGTTTGCAGCCCATTAGATATAGAATATACATCTACATCTGATATTGAATTTCCTCCATTTACTGCTGCGTAAAAAGTAGAAAATTTAAAATACTTTTTTATCTGAGCGTCAGCTACAGTAGAAAAACAAAGTAATATAGTTAATATTATATATCTCATTTTAAAATGTGTCATATTCATTAGTTACACTTGTTGCTGTTGGGCAGCTACTATTCAAAGTTACGCCATTACCATTATAGGTAGCGTCATGATCATTACCACTAAAATCCTCTATCCCTAATACAGCTGCGACAGTTTCTGATAATATACAACAAACTGTTCCTTCTGTTCCTGCATTAGTTAATCCAGCACATTCCTCATTCCACAAATCTGTTCCTTCTACTACCATAGCTCCTTCACATTTTGCTTCGTCAACAATCTGGTATGTAGTATTTGTAGTTGCTGGAACCATAGTAATGTTTGCATCACACTTTAACCAAAGTTTGCAGTAAGCTGCTCCCGCATAATCCCCTGTATCTACAGTGGGGTCTACAGAATATTGTCCGTCATTATATATTTGAGTTATCTCTTCTTGAGATAAACAGTAGTCTTTCCAAAACATAATATCAGACATACTACCATTAAGATCATAATTAGCATTATCTAATCTACACCCAATAGCAACTTTAGAGTTAGTATTATCTATTCCAGAATAACTACCACCACCTCCACTGGTTGTAGACAGTTGTTCTCCGTCTTTATATATCCTCAGACCTGTTGAAGCTTCTGATCCGTCGTAAGTAGCTACTATATGATACCACGTGACAGCAGGATTATTAAGTGTTTGTGCTGGACCTATAACTCTGTAATAGTTATTATCCTGATTGTCTACTATATCAAACATTAGTTGTCCGTAATGTAAAAATAGTTTATACTCTTTAGTTGAACTACCTGTTCCTTTCCCAAAAAGTAATCCGTTAGCACTACTGCTAGTACCAGTTGCATGCTGATTAACCCAGCAGGAAATAGAAAAAGGCAGGTCATTATTACTTCCATCTGTAGGACTAAAATCAGTATCATCATCTATAGTTAGACCATCATCACTTCCGTGAAAGTCCACACTGTTAACACAAGCTACGTACTTCATGTGTCTAGATGCATCTGGTCTAGTATAATTTATATTTAGTCCTGTATTTATCATTAATATCCAAAATAACAGATTACACCATGCCCACTTGTAATAGTTGTGTGAGGTTGAACTGCTGTCCACCTTCCAAATATCATTGAGCCTGATGCAAATTTATTAGTAGTATCTATAGTTAAACCTCCAGATCCTGCTCCTGTACTACCTATAGCTATACATTCACTTCCTGCAGCGCCTTCTGCTGTGAGTGCAGCAAGTCTACAAGTGCCCATAAACTGTATGGCTACAATAACTTTACCTGCAGGAGGAGTTATTGTATTTGAATTAGAATCAGTAAAAGCTGACCCATATTGGCCTAATTGGTGTTGTCTGGTAGACTGTATTTCGGATCTAACCGCTTCTAAAAGCCCTTCACTTGTTGTTCTTATCATATTATTCTATAAGTTTTGATAAAGAAGAAATTTGTTGTGCTGTAATATTTTCTGGAAGCATTTCGTAAGTAATAGGTTCAACTGTTATTTCTATTTCATCTTCCAAAAGAACTGCTACTGCATCTAACTGTGCTCTTCTTTCATCTATTAATTCTTTATTCTCTTTTTCTAATTTTTCAATTTCGTAAATTTTTGACTCGTCGTTAGGATCAGTAGTATAAGCGTTTACAGATAATGCTAAATCCATAAATTCTTTTGATGGCTTTCCTGCTTCTTCTACATCTTTTAACTCTTTAGTTATTGTTTCAAGATTTTTAGCAGCTGTTATAGCAAACTCTTTACCTTCTAAATCTTTTAACGTGAACAAACTGTTTACGATTTGAACAAATTCTCCTTTTGTTGTTTTAATTTTCATTTCTATATATATTAGTTAAGTTGCAAATATAATAAAATTTTTATATTTTAAGCAATTCTAAATATTGTTACCGCACTAGAGCCAGTTCTAGCTATTCTAAACTGTGCAGATCCACTCGCAATTGATGCGTCCGCTGTGTCAGGAGAAGAAATATGCATATTACCTACAAGAGTTACTCCTGTGTTTGTGGTTAAAGTTATATCTCTATTTTCACTATCATCTCCAAGATTAATAAATACAAAATCAAATGCATCTCCATTAGCCTCTAACTTCAATCCGGATACTAGATTAGCTGCTGTATCTATTTGTTTACTATGATCAGATCCTGGATTTACAGTTATAATACCTGCTATAATACTACTGTGTGCTATTAAACTAGCGTCAGCACCTACATCAGTTGCAGATCCTTGATACTTTATTACTTGCGGATAAGCTGCTGCTCTCATATACACACCTTTAGTGCCAGATATTAAATTACAAGCTGTTGTAACATTTTGATTTGCATCAATAGTTACTGCTGTTGTATTAGCAGTTTTAATTAATACAGATCCTGCTGTACCTGACCCTGAAGTACCTCCTGCTATAACAGCATTACCTCCTGCGTCAGAACCAGAAGAGTTACCTCCTGATACAGTTATAATACCTCCTGCTGCTGCAGCTCCACCTCCTGAAATTGTTGTTGCAACTCCATTTGTTCCACCTGTAGCAGCTACTGGAGCAATTGTTGGAGCAGTTGCTGAATCAAAAGCAATACCACCTTTTACGTTTAAAGTATCTGAATAAAAAGCTGTAGGTGTTGATTGTCCTATATAAACCTTACCTGCAGCATCTACTGCAATACCTTCATCACTACCATCTCCACTAATCCAACTTTCTCCTGTAGCATAATCTAAATTTATATTATAAGTCGATGCTACAAGATTTGCTGCAAGAGTTGATAAATTAGCTGCAAGTGTAATTGCACCTGCTCCATTAGTAATAGTCATATTACTACCAGCTGTAAGTGTTGCTACTGACGGGTAACCATTAGTTGCATTACCTATAAGTAATTGTCCGTTTGTAGACATTGCTGTGCTAGACGCTAGAGTATCTTGAGCGCTAGCATATAGTATAGATCCTTGAGCTATTGAAGATAATCCTGTTCCTCCATTTACCACATTATTTACTCCTGTTACAGATTGTGAAAAATCTAAAGAAGTTAAAAAAGCTGCTGTAGAATTATCACAGTTTGCTAGATTAATAGCAGATTCAACTAAAGTTAATACTAGGTTGTTCGATGCAGTTGTTACTGTCATCTTTGTATCTGCAGATATTAAACCTTTAAAATTTAATTGATTTGAGTTTGTTACACTAATAAATAAATCTTGACCTCCTACACCTGTAGTAGATAACGACGGAAACATACTCTGTATTAAAAACTTGTATTCTAATTGAGTTGTAGCATCTTCAATTTTTACATATTGATTTGCGGTTGTAGCTGTTTTTGCTAATGTGGTTAATCTTGATATTGCCATTTTCTATATTTTTATTTTATTATATTCTAACTTTGTCCTCCTCTTATTTTACCTACTTTATTTCCGATACACTGAGGATCTTCTGTACATTTATCACATTGTTCATTTATATATAAAATAAATGGATCTATGTAATTTACTGTAGTTGTATTTGGGAATGTATTTAGCTTTGTGCATTGCGCCCAATGTCCTGATGTTGCCCCTACAGTTGTTTCTGGATTATAACAGCCGTTTGTACATGACCCTCCAGATACAACTTCATAAATTAAACCGCTTGGCATTTTTATAACATCTCCTACAAATAAAACAGTTGATGGCACAAAAAATAAACCTGGATTTGTTATTGTAGTTCCTTCTCCAGTTGTTATACTTGAGCCTGGATATGCAACGTCATTAAGTCCTGTTGCAGGTCCTCCAGTTGTCCATTTAGAATCACAATCAGCCGTAGCAGAGGCAGGAGCAGTTGTCATATCATCAGTACAGTTATATATACAATCTAACCCATCTCTCTGGAGTAAGTAATTTACTAAAATTAACTTCCATTGATTCATTATTGAACAATCGTCTGCGTACCCAATTCTTAATTTATTTAAATACATTGCTCCTTTTAAAGTTAAACATCCAAATAACTTATTATCAAGTTTTCTTTTTGAGGAACTGTTTAACTGACAAGGATTTTGTACAATATTGTATTCACAAGTTCCATCATCACATGCTGCATTAGGATTATAATTACTTGCTAAAGGGTCTGTACATCCACAATATATACAAGAACCATCATCAATGGTTGCTGATGGATTATAGTTTGAAGCATTTGGATCAGTACACCCACAGTTTGAAGGAGAACTACCAATACTAAATATACCTGTTACAGTGCATCCATTAGTATCAACAACCTCCCAAGTGTAAGGTCCAACTGCTAAATTTGCAAATGTAGGTACTGAAATTCCAACGGTTGCTGACACTGTTGTTGAATATACTATTGTTCCTGAAGTATCGAAAACGGTCACGCCCCAATTAAAAGCTCCAGCAGAAACAGCTGTACATGTAAAGGTAGCCATACCATCTGCATTATTAGCACAAGTAACTGATGATGCTGTTGCGTTTTGTATTACTACAGGATCAACTACTGGAGGCGTGCAGTAAAGACAACATCCTCCATTATTCGCATTGATATTTGGATTATATATTCCATTACAGTCGTGCAGGTAATTTAAAGCGCTTTGATCTAAACATCCTTCCCACATACATGAGCCATCATCAAAAACAGCTAGAGGATCGTAGTTTGTTGCAGTTGGATCTGTACAGCCTCCTCTTGGGTATAAACAACTACCATCATCTACAGTAGCGTTAGGATCATAGTTCGTAGCTACTGGATCTGTACAACCTGGTATTGGATAAAGACAACTATTATCATCCAAAGTAGCTGTAGCATCATAGTTAAGTGCTGAAGCATCTGTACATCCACAGATTGGGGCAGTATAAGTAATATCTGCAGTAGTAGTACAATTACCTCCGGCTCCTCCATCTATTATATGAAAAGTATAAACACCACTTATACTAGCGCCAGGAAAAACACTATTTCCTGAAGCTGATGCGAGTGATTGTGTAGGATTAAATAGATTTACTACATTACCGTTTGGATCTGTCCAGTAAATTTGAGTTGCGGAAGCTGGATTACATGTATACGAAGCCGCAATATCTTGAAGACATACACCCTGAGAGCTACTACCTGGTACTATTAATATATTAGTAATATTACAATCACATCCTGCTGGGTATGTACACAAATACATAGCTGAAACTTGTAAATCTGTAGGAACTGCTGTTCCGTAATTAGTTGCTCCTTGATCAGGGCAAACTTTAGCTTTAACATCTACTGGAATTTCAAAAATACATTTTTCTAACCCAGCATCTGCTCCTGTAGACGAATCTTCTATTTCTACAAGAACTGTATAATATCCATAACTTAAACTAGTAAAGGTAGCGTTAATTCCAGAAGCTACAGTAGATGTTGTTGTTGCTAAAATTGCACTACCAGAATATGCTGCACCTGAACTTGAAACAGTAGCTAAACTGTATTTGTAAGACATTGTGCTTGTTATATAAGGAGTTAACGATGGATGAATACCACCAGTAACTGTTAATTCACCGTCTGACGTTGAATCATCTGATGTTGGCTGAGAAGTCCAAGTTGAACTTGAGAAAAACCCTGATACTATATTTCCAGTTGAGTTTATAACAACTCCAGGCGCATCATCAGCACAGTATAAACAACAATCTGGAACGCACATTACTTGTGCTGCAGAATTATAATTAATTGCAGTTGCAATTGTACAGTCTGTTATTCCTGACAATTCGCGAATTGGTATATTTTGAGTCCAAATACACCCATCATCATCTGTAACTGTTAAAATGTAATAATTTGATCCAGTATTAGCAGGTAATGATCCCCATTGAAATATAAATGGTGCAATTGAAAAAGTTAAAGTTGTATTAGTTTGAGCGCTAGCAGAATTAACTGGTACATTAGTACCTGCTGCAGAGCTTAATTGAAATTCTGTTACTGCACCAGGTTGACCACCAGTAATTGCTCCTACAAAAGATCCTGCAGCAATACCAGTACCTGTTACTGACATACCTACTGTAATAGAAGCGTTAGAATTACAAGTAACTATTGAGCTATTTAATGTTGTATCACAAGTAGCATCTGTAAATGACGCTCCAATTGTATACGCTGAATTTCCATTTTGTGTAATTGTAGCTCCAGAACTGTCTGTTAGTGATACAGTGTAAGAATGCTGATTAGCAGTAGCGTTATAATTACCAATAGCACCAGTTGTGCCGTTTGTGAAATCTATAGTTATAGTTCCATCAGAAGCTCCAAATGACGCATCTGTCGATGTAGCTAGCATAATAAAATTAGTACAATCTACAGAACAACATCCAGCTGGGCCTGCTACTGGTATCCAAGCGCCTTGCGCACCACTTATATAACTAGCAATATTTGTACCATTACAATCTAAACTAGTTGTTAAATAATAACTTGGAGAGTTTTTATCTAAACAAACATCAATTGATGTAGGAGGAGATGTGTCGCAACTACCTAAATTTTCTGAATAGGTATAAACACGAGTTACCCCATAATTTCCTTCAGCTGGCCTAATAGGATAAACTCCAGATGCGTCAAAAACTTGAACACCATTATGACTTTCTAAAGAATTTCTTAATTGGTATCCATTATAAACAGTAGGAAAATTATTAGTAGCTCCATAAGTACTACTTACAATTGCTTGGGGAGGTAGCATTTGCTTCAAAGGAAATATAAACATATCTGCCCTTGTTTGCTGCGCTGGTGAGACTGCTAAAGGAGAGCCCCACTGAACACTTCCAGCGCTTGACATTGTTGCTTGTACTGATAGACTTTGAGCATCATACACATACTCTGCTAAATCTGCTTTTGTAGGATGTAGACCGTTTTGATCAGTTCCTGCATCCCACTGTGCCAATCCTACATTTTGTGATATAAGCATTTGAGGAGATATTCCTGCAGCACTCCAATCAAATCTGGTTGGATTGCCTGATAACTCATTTGTAGCTATAATAGCCATATCTGCAGTTCCCCAACTATTTCCAAATGGTCTACTTTGATCTCTTTGGTATAAATAATCTGAATTGGTGCAATAACGCAATGCATTTCCTGACCATCCATAACCTGAAACCGTTGTAATTTGGGTATTACTTTGCCAACAAGGGCTTGGTGGCATAACGTACATTGTTTCCGTATGCCCAGAAGCATAAGTTAGTATATATGTTCTTCTACCAGCATAACAATTTTGAGAAAATATTCTCATGTCTAACTTTACGGCAATTCTAGGACCTCCAGCGAAATTATAATGATCATTAAATGTTGAAGTTGAAGTAGAGTAAACACCTGACAATTCTTCAAACCCAAAACCATCTCCACTATTATCTGTTACCATAACTAAAGGGTCTACTAAACCAAATTCTGGAGCTGCAGTAGAACCATCAACTATTTCTACTTCAGGGGCATACGCCCAAGGTATAGCATTAGTTGTTATTACATTAGTTGATGTATTAGGATTACTCCCAAGTATATCCCAAATACCTGTGTGAGGAAAATCTTTTAAAGGTAAGAAAACAAGTTGAGTATACCTCATATTGCCGCTAACATTAATATTTGCAGCTTTTTGCTTAATTAAATCCTCAGTGCTTATAGCTAAAGATCTATCTAGTTCTTCTATATTTTCCTGTAACTCTTTAGTTTCGTTTTCAAAGAAACTTGAAACTTCTGGAGGTAATTCACTAAATACCTCTGCCTTTTTTAATTCTTTTTGTAATCTTTCTTGTAAGTCAGCACGTCTACTAACTTCCTGAATCATCTTAGCTCTTTCTCTCATACGTCTTGAAGCTTCTTTCTCGCCGTATTTCTCAGACTCTTTCTTATATAGTTCCGCGTTTAAGTCTTTTAATTTTTCGTATTCTGCCATTATATATTTTTATTAGCAATCACACCCACATGAGTTATCACATAATTCTTTTGCCTTTGAATATTTTTCATATATATCAGAAAAAATACCACCTGACGCATATTGATTTGGTTGATTTACTAAAGAAACAGCTGTGCTAGCTGCATCTAGTAATAAAAATATTTTTTGAGCTTTTGCTAATGCGCTTGAACATTTAGCACAATCACACGCACAATCTAAAAGCTCGTTTGTTAATTTAGCTAAACAACAATCAATATCACAATGGTTAAATAGAGGTTTCCTTACCTGCTCAGAACCACCTTCAATTAATCGAACTACAAATAGTCCATTCTTATATCCTAAATTTGATACTGCATCTAAATTTATTCTCCCTACTCCACCTGCACCACTAAAGGTGATTGTAGCTGTATATAAAACAGCTTGGTTTGGGTAATCTAATATTTCTATTGTTCCTGTAGTTCCACCTACATAGCTCTTTGCGCTTATAGCTACATAGTTACAACTTGAAACGGATTGGACGTTTAAGCTCATTTGAGGTTTTTTTAAATTAAGAAAAAAAAGACCAGCAGGGGGACTAAGCCCCCTGATAGTCTAATTAAATTTGCTGATCTTACTCGTCAGCTTCTGTTACGTACTCTACGTGTATGATAGCATCACTACCACCACTGTAAGTTCCAGTAGTCGTTAATTTTAACGCTCCTGGAGTTGTAATCTTATTTGCTGTTAATGTAAGAGCATTGTAGTCTGCTATAGACCCAGTTGCTAATGTGCCCATTAAAGCTGTTGCACCACAATATAATCTTACATTTGTTCCGCCAGCTAAAGCCGTCATTTCGCTTAAATGTGCGCGAAGAACTAAAGCTCCAGCAGGTAAAACTACATCACTTCCAGCAGAAGGATAATCTCCCGCCGATGTCATAACACCAGTTCTAAATGAAACTGATTTTACATTTGATAATTTACTCATTTTAATTTATTTTTTTAAAAGTTAATATTATAGGTTAACTGGAGCGTATCCTACAGATCCTAAGTATCCGTTTAATACTGATTCCAATGCACCCGTTAATCCTGCTGTTGTATTATCAAAAGCTATATTAACTTCAATAACATTATCAACACCGTTAATCTGAGAAGATGAAGATCCATCTTTAGTAGCTGCAATATGATACATATCATAAGTTGTTCCTGCTACTGTTGTATTTGCCGGAGTATTTGGTAAGTGAATTCTGTTGTGGTATCCGTACTGGATAGCTTTGTGATTCTCTTCCATTTCCGCTACATAGAAAGCGTCGCCATAACCTCTGTTTGCTGCTGCAACTAAAGCTAAAGTAGCAACACCACCATTAGATGCTAATGATAAGTTTTCAGTTACGATTTCAAAAGTTGTTGGGTGCTCTACTACGTTACCTTGTCTGTCTATCTCACCTTTTTTCCATCCTACGAAAGTTAAAAGATCAGTATTATCCCAAGCGTATGTTTTTATAAAGTCAGGAAGTTGATCAGACTGAGTAGTTGTTACTGCACCACCACCAGAGTTATAAGTTGCATCTAACTCATCTACATATGCTTCACCAATTTCTGCTGCAGTATTTAAAGCTGACGCATTAGTTGTAACATTGTAAGACTTCATGTTAAAAGGCTCAGCTCCGTTAGTTTTGTTAATAAATTTAATGGTAGTTACTACGTCTGCTGTGTTAGTTGCAGCACCAGTAATTTGAACTGTTCTGCTTTCAGCTACTTGAGCTACGTGGCTTTTACCACTCCAGTCAATAACGTCTTTACCATATATCCACGGACTTACTAAATCTCTTGTTCCATTTCCTTGAACAATTCTAAATTGAGCAGAGTCTGCTATTGTGTCTCCAGCTACCATTGCTGTTGGTCCTGAAGCGCTTAATTTTTGGATTTCGATAGCACCATTATCCAGTATACCTGCTACTGTTCTAGCTACTGCTGTGTCGTTTCCAATGTACAAATGTTTTGCCATTTTTTTTAATTTTTGTTAATTAATACTTATTCATTTTTCCCAGCCTCTACTGACTGAGATTTATATCGAGGGTCACTAATTCCCTCTAATATGCTACTTACCGTCATATCTACAATTTCTTGATGACAATGTTCAGGTAATTCACAATCGATCGACAAATTTAGTGAAATATTTGCCGGTTTTCTTATATACGTTATTTTTAGCTTATCTATTATAAATATAGCACTTGTATAGATGTCTATATAACTACCACGTATCGTTGTAAGTGGTGATGTGTATTTTGTTGTGTTAAAAGGATCATTTAATAATGTAAAAATATCATCATGCTGCACAAATTTATTTACAGCACTTATAGTTGTTCCTCCAATTATATCTCTCTTATTTCCATACGTACTATCTTCATATTGCGCAGAGGCAGAAACTATGGTATTATTTGTTGCGTCTCTACCAATAAAAGAAGTTGCTAAATTAGAACCACTAGTTAGATTAGTTACAGACATATCCCAATTAAACCATGGGAATAATGTTGTTGCATCTACCTCAAATATAAAGTTTCCAGGAACTGTTAGTTCTCCATACTGCTCCCAATACACGTTTATACCCGGAACAGTAATACCTAAAATACTTAATCTAACATTTTCTGTATCTGCTGGATACGTAAATCCTGAACCACCAGACCAAATTAATTGATCTCCTAAAAGAGGATTATCTGGATCAGCCATCATACGTATTGAGTCAACAAAATCTGTAGATCCATTGTTAGCATTATTACATACAAAATCATTTAAACTAATTGTAAAATAATTTAAAGGTTGATTGTTTCTTAAATCCCACGACACACGTTCACAATTGTTAATTTTAACATCGGATCTTTGTGACACTAAATACATGTAATCTATAGGTAATTTAAAAGTATCAATCCAAAAATCAGCACTTAATTGATCTTTATATGTTACAGGGTTTTCATACTCTGTAACTAAAGTTCTTAAGTCATCTATTCTTTTTTGAGATTGTTCAAATCCTTTCCCTAATGCATTGTTTCTACCATATTTTGTATTTATAAATTTAATTTGAGCTTTATTCAGCTCTAAATCTATTTCTTCTTGTAGTAGCATATCAGCTTGGAGTGAATTAATTTTATCCACTCCTTGCTGTATTGCTAAATGCATTTCGAGTACATTCATATTATTATACTGCTAATTCTTTAAGTTTAGCTCTTAAAACGGTTAATGTTGAAGAATTTTTCTTATCTCTAAGATAAACAACTGCATTATCTAAAGTATCCCCAATTATATCATCTATAAAAATAATTTGGTTTCCTATTTTTCTTAATACACCTGCTGTTATCATTTCTTCTATTTCTGCCTTTAATTCTAAGTTTTTATCTGAAGCAATTTTTAAGAATTTAGCTGGACTCTTATCTTTGATTTCATAAAGTTGATTCTCTATTTGATCACCTGTTAAACGGTCAGGATTAACATTTGCGATCAATCTTAAAATTCTCTTCATAGTTTTTACATCTGCAGAAGCTTTGATAAACATTTTATCTGCATCTTTTCTGAGTTGAATTTTATTATTTTTAACTTTATCGTCTCTTGTAAGATCTTGAATATAAAATCTTTTTGCAAAATCTTTATCCATTTCATCTTTTGTTAATGCTACATGTGGGTGTTTTAAAGCAAATCTGTATTTGATGTAATCGTCAATCTTTACTGGTACACCGTTAGCATCTACTCCAATCTCTAATTCAACTCCCGTAAATCCTACTGGTACTGTTAAATTAGCCCAAAATTCTTTAGAGTGTTTTGGCCATTCCACATGGTCTGGACTCACATCTAAAAATCCTTTCATAAACTTTTTTTCTTCCTCTTCATCGAAAGCTTTTAAAGGTTGTCTATTTACATAGACACTGCTGAGTTTTAATACTGCTTCAGCTCGCACTTGTTTTGGGAGATGGTTTAAAACCTCTTTTCTCCTTAATGTTACTTTTTTTGTCATTTTCAGTTCTTTTAAATTAATAGTTAAATGTTGAGATGTAAAGAATAACCCTCTCAACCAAGGTATATTATAAATTGATAAAGGGGTGGGAGAGAAAATCTCCCCCACATCCTAAATCAAAACCAATATATATAGACGCAAATTAATGCCTAATTAAGATGCTGTACAAGTGATGTCAATAGAAGTATCAAATCTACGTAAGCAGATACCAGCTGTTTTCAACATATGTACAGACGCACCATCCACATCAGAAGCTCTAGCATCAGAACCAGAGAATCCTTTAGGAACTACAGAACCAGCTACACACCATCTCATAGACTCACGACCTTTTTTGTTGATCATTTGTAGGTTGTTTTGTCCATCATAATTTGACTGATCAACAAATACCATTCTATAAGATTCTAATGAATATCCAGTTACTGGGTGTTTTGCACGAGCTTGAGCAACAGCACCATGATCAAACAATGGTAATTTTACCACGTTTACAGAGTGTCCGTCAATATGCTCGTACGATGTAAAGTATCCTGTCATACCTAAGTTACGACCTGATCCAGTTACAAACTTACCGTTATCTACAATTTTAAATGTATTACCAGCAAAGTGCGATTTAAGAGCCTCATCAAATTCTCTAGCTCCACCGATTCCAGTGTAAAGAGTAATTTGTTTTTTAGAAGCATCTGTCATTTGGTAGAATAAATCACCAATGATGTTCTTTAATTTAGACTCAGTCATTACAGAGTAAGTGTCTTTGTTAACAATTTGCTCTAAAAGACCTGGGCCTACAATTACTGGCTGACCATTTTCATCTTTCATGAAAGTAGCACCGTTAGCATCATAAGTTTTTTGTCCGTACCAGTAGTACATTTCACATTCTTCTTTAAAGTCAAGCATGTGTAAGTACTCCTCATAATCCATCCAAAGTTTAGTAGTAGATCCACCTTTAGTTGGTAAAGAGAATTCTGCTACAAAATCTTTAGCGTTTCCAGACATGTGGTAAGATTTTCTAACTGTAGTTAGTTTATTTCTTACTAAACCTGGAGTTTCCCAGTTTGAAGCGTTACCTCTAGAGAAGTCTACTCCTACTGGTGCATACATTTGCGCGAAAAGCGCTCCTGCCGCAACATCCGCTGCTGGCATAGTTGCCGTAGCTGATGGGTTTACTAATTGTAAAGTGTATTTGTAAGATGTGCTTCCTGCTACTTGAGTAGGCTCCATCATTATACGTGCTTGCACCCCAGACTGAGATACTAATACGTATGGAAATACGAAGTGTTTATCAGGAAATTCCAACTCGAAAGTTGCCCCTCCTAATCCTAAATTTGCTGTGCTTGCTGGTACCACTGCTACTGGTCTTGTTCTCAATCTGTGTGTTGACACACGATATTCATACTCAAGACGGTCAATAGACTTAGTGTTTCCAACACCTTCCGTTAAGAAAGATAAAGGGAATCTAGCGTCATCTTTTCCTGCTAAATGAGTAATAATCGGAGACAATTCCGTAGGCTTGGATAACAAAGCATTAGATAGACTGTTCATATCAGTCATCTGTGAGTCATTGTAAAACGTCTTTTGGACGCTTATGTTAGTTCCATTTACTGCCATTTTTTTATTATTTTTTTAAAGTTATTATACAAAATTCAAGTTTCCCTGAATAGTTGCCATTATTAAATTGATAGATCTAAATTTTCTAAATCTACATTACCACCTTTTCTTCGAGTTGATCGCCTTGTACTTTTTACTCGGTCTTCATTTCTACTAATACGGTCTTTTAAAGATCTTGCGTTTTGTGTTTTAGCTTTTGTTTCTACTATACCACCTAAATCAAAACCTTTATACATTAAATAATCGATAGCTAATTTTACATCCATATCAGCATCTCGATGATCTAAATCTCTTTGAGTGTACCCTTCACGTGTAACAGGGGTAGATAGATAATCAAAAAACTTATTCTTATCTCTATCAGGTACACTTATTCCTGCAAACTCTCCTGAGTCCTCAATAGTATCAGCCACTCCATTCCAAAATTCTGTTAATTTTGATTCTTTCTGTGCCTGTTGCTGACGTTGCTCTTCTACCATTTGCGATCTTTGCGCATCTTGTAAATTAGCTAACGCTGTTTTAGCTTGTTCAGCTTTTGAGAACAGTTTACCTGTATCCTCATAATCGTTTACCATTTCATCGATAAAGTTTTGTTCATGTCCTTTTGTAGCAAAATAATTTGCTAACAATTGTTTTTGCATCCTAACATCGCCCTCATCAATTTGTAAAAGACTATAATCCGCATTAGGATCATTTGCTTCCATAAATTTTTGAGAATCTCCACCAGCTAACACATAATCTAAATGTTGTTTTACTAATGGGAATGCTTCCATTACTTCATCAATTCTATCATCGGCAATTTGACTTGCCACATCAGCAGTTAATGCTGCAATACCTTCTGGAGTGTCTTCGTAATCTGCTCCTTCAACGTCGTATCCTAATTTTTCCATAACTTCAGAAATAACTGAGTCATCTCTATAGTCTTCTGGATTTAAATCTTCATCGTCGTCGTCGTCATCTTCATACTCATCCTCTTCATCATCGTATTCATCATCCTCTGCATCTGCATCATCTTCGTAGTCACTTTCAATTGCTAATTCATCTTTAGCCTCATCTTCTGTGTCTACTTCATCTAGCTCCTCTAACTCTGGTTCAGGTTGAGGTTCTAGAGGTACTTCTACTTCTGGGGTCGTTGTTACGCCCGCTCCCCCAATAACATCATCAAATGTAATGTCATCAAGTTGTATTTTTTCATTAGGTTCCATATATATATATTGTTTAGTTGGTCACAAAAGTACAGAATTATTTCTTTCTTTTGCGCTTGGTTATTTTTTTATCATTTACTTTACTGTATAACACTTTGCGGTCTATAAAACCACCCTCTCTCATGCTAACTTCAGGTTGTTTATCTATATTTATAGCAACAGGTATACCTTCCCCACCTTTAGATAGATATTTTGGGGCAACAGTCCAACGAAGTTGATTGTAAGGATTATCAGCAATCAGCCCATCTTCCATCATTTTTTCAGCTTTTAGATTTTGGTTAAAATCAAAAGTATCTGTAAGTGTATACCCAGTATCTGTTTCTTCTACATTTCCATACCCAATAGTTGTTTTCAATATTAAATTAGGATTTGTAATTTTATCGTACAGATTTGTATTTTGAATACTAAGATTTTTCCCATAATCTGAATAATCTAATATTCTATTATTCAAATCAGCATCACCTTCTGTTCGAGAATCTGTTTGTTCTTTTCTTTTCTCGACAATTTTTGTTAATAGTTCAAGCTCTCCTTTAGATAAATCTTTTTCTGTAATTGGCTTTTTATACCCTAAACGAGTTTGTATTTTTCTTGGTAAATAAGATAGAGGAGAAAATTTACCTATAGGATTGTCTTTATTAAATAACATATTATCTTGAGCGTCCTCCATTGTCATCCTAATATTAATCGGTACTAATTCATTATAAGCAGCTTGCGATGCAGACTTGCCGTCAAACCAATTTTTAGGTAATAGTTGTCTTCCATATTCTAATGCTGCATCTTGAAAATCTAAAGACGCATAAACACTTTTAGCTACTCTTCTGTGTTGATAAGCTCCTTTTGATACACGGGAAACAACATCACCATCAGAATTAAATACTCCTGAACCTATACCTTTTAAACCGCCCTCGTCATATCTACTAGCATCTTCTAACATTTCAGATTTACCAATTTTATCTCCTGTAGGTAAATTTTCTAAACTTGGGGGCTGAGATTCATATGATTTAACTAAACCTCCAGTTTCTCGTTGTTCAGATTGTTGCTCTTCCTGAGCAGCAGCAGCTTGTTTATTAATTGTAGCTTGCTCAATTAATTTATATATAGGCCCCCTGTAATCTTCTGCAAGAGCACCTTTAATTATTTCCATTTGTTCTTTAGAACTTAACACTATTTGCTAGAAGGTTTAGGTTTAGACTTAGCTATTTTTACTTTATTCTCACTGTCTCTTTTTTTAATAGATTCTCCAGCTCTGTTAGATCTTTCAGTTTCATTAGCTTGCTTTTCTTTTAAAGCCATTTCCTGCTCTTTAATATCTAAATCTCGCATTCCTTTTTGTAGGTCTAAGTTAGCTTTTGCATCATTATCTCTCGCATGAATCATAGCAACTTTAATTTGAGTTTCTCTATCTTTTTCTTTATTCATGTTATCCATCTCAGCCTCTTTAGCTTGTTGTTCAAGCGCTGCTTGTTGCTGTTGTTGTTGAGCTTCTTGTTGTTGTTGTTGCAATTCTTCCATTGCTTTTTCTGCAGATTTAATTTTAAGTTTAATTTGTGAGAAATTCTCTGCATCAAACATTTCTGCAATAGTAGAAGCTGGCACACCATTCTGAACCATTGATTGTGAAAGAGCTTTAATTTGTTGTAATTTATCTTGATCTTTACCAGAGTCTGATAAGAATATACCATATTCAGATTCCATATGTTGCATGCTTTCTATATCTAAAAAGTCAGTAGTTCCATCTGGCATTACATACATAGCTTTTTTACCTGTTATCCAAGCTTCTTTAGAATAATCTAATAAAGCCTGTATATCACGTTGTTCCATCCTATTAAATTTTCTAAATATATCTTCTGTAATATGGGATGATTGAACAATAGCTTGTTGTGATGTAGCTTTACCTTCATAACTTCCAACCTGCCCTTGTCTTTGTCTATTTACTCCAGATAATTTTTCCCACTCTTGCATTATAGAATCTAGTAAAGCAATATATTGTTCTATTGTTTTAATAGACATATCTAATACTGACTGATGTTGAGGATTTAATTGTATTCCTTCTTTATTGTAATCTACCCAAGCAATACCAGATCCCTCTACATAGTACATAAATTTATCCATATCCCATTTTTTAGGGATCATATTAATGTCAAATTGTGCAATAATATCTTTAGATCTTGCAATAGCTAATTCTAACCTGTATTTGTAGATGTTATAATTTAATTGGTAAGGGATTCCAAGCTTAACTAGAGAAATATTAGTTGCATTTACATCAGAATATTTTCTACCATTAATTGGTAATTTACATGTAGAATTATTATCTAAAGAAGTTCTTTGATTAACACAAGCGTGTATTTTAACATACATTCTACCATCTATTCTTGTACCCTCCCAAACTTCGTTAACCCATTTCCAAGTTACTTTAGCTCCTACTTGTTTTAACTCTTGAGGCATTCTAAATCCATCTTCAACAACTTGTTCTTCTATTCCTCCTGTTTCAGGATTTGTAAAAGTTAAAAATCCTATTCTTTTTCTAGATTTCCAATAAACACTAATAACTTCAATAAGTCTATTTCTATATGAGTTTGGATCTTTATGGTGGCTAGAAGCATATAGATAATATGAATCAGACTCAGAATGAGCTGGTTCTTCTAGAGCTAATATTTGCTCATCATCTAAATATTCATAATACGCATCAATAACACTAGACGCATGTACAAACTTTTTAACTGTAGCCCAATCTCCATCTTCTACAAATTCTAAATCTGGATCTAAATCATAGTCTACATCTAAAGGATTAAGTATTTCAAAAAACGGCTCATTATTTCTAACTCCTCTATGTGTGTAAGCTTCTCCAGAAACTAAAAAGTGAAACCAAGCTTTTTGCAACTTGTCATACACTTCTTCTTTTTGCATAATATAGTTAATTGCATTTTGTCCTTTGATAGCTCTATTATCTACATAGCTCATTTCAAATTGTTCTGCAATATGTCCAGGTAATTCAACATCTTGAGTTTCTAACCCAGTGTTCATTCCTCTAGTATTCATTTCATTTACAAACTGCTGTTGTAAATTTTTATATATTAATTCTTTTTTAGCTTCTTCTTTTACAGAAATACTATCTGCATTTTGAACTGTAACAGTGAAATTGAGAGGCCGCTTGGATTTTTCACCAAGGAGAAGATCAATTATAGGTTTAATTATGGGATAGTTACGCATCTGAGAAGGGAAGTTCTTACGACTTTTGCCGTAAGGTTTTAATACGTACCTATAATCAGCCTCGTCAATCACACCATTATAGTAATCATATAGCATCTGCATATCATCTCTACGAGATGAGCCAGAGCTACGTCCGTTGTTAGAAAGATCAATAAACGCTTCTACGCATTGTTCTCTCCATAATTTATTTTTCTTTGCTATAGACAGTTTCTGTCTAGGTATTTTATTATATCCCATAATGTGCAAATTTATTAAAATTATTATTAACTCCTACACTACTTCTAATTTTTATTAACGCCTTTACTATATAGCATTAATAGTAGTTTTTTTCAAACCACTCATTAGATGAATTATCTTCTAAAATTTCTTTAACTTCTGCATTGTATAACTCTCTAGTATGGTACATCCCAATCATTAACGACATAACTCGGTCAAAGTTACCTTTATGATTAAATTTAATTAACTCTTGAAGTAAAGCTAAATCATATATTTTATGTAGATTTAATACTTGCTCTCCTTTTTCGTCTTTAGATCTCACAGAGTTTAGCCAATCTCTTATATATATTTCACCTTGTCTTTTCCTTGCTTCAGTCATGTGCATACCATATTGCCTCTTTACAGTTTTACTCCTAAGCTCTCTTTTGTCTAACATTTCAAATTCTTCTTGAAGTCTATGCATTTTTCTATGTCGTTTTGCATAAGCTATTACCTCACCACGATCATTCTCAAATCCTATCTTACAATTATAATAATCAGCAAGCATAAATAAATTTTTATTATATTCATCTTGTGTATGCGGCCTACCTACATATGAAGCCACTATCATATCATCTGGAGCAGAAATATTATTTACTCTTTTTATTACATACGCTGATCCTAACGACATAGAGTCTGCTGATTGATTTTGTCCGTAAGGGTCATGGCATAATACATATAAATTATGAGGAACTTGCTGTTTTTGGTTTTTATATGGAGCTTCATACATAACTATAGCTCCAGTTTTATCATCATCTTTTCTATGTGGATACCTCATAATTGGTCTTAAATCCCCATTAACTTTAAACTGTATTTTATTGTCTTGTCCGTAATATAGATTTCCTGCTGTTCCGATGCTATGTAAATTATTAGCTTTAATTTTATTATACTGTTCTTGTAAAGATGCTACGTCAAATAAATTAGCTGTAACTCTTAACGTTGCTTCTTGAGGTGAAAAAGGGTGCTCTGCAATATATTGGTCTAATGATTTTGCGTCTGCAGCACCTTTTTTCTTATTCCTCATCTCTTCCTCATGTTCTATAGCTTTTTCTTTTATAGAGTTACCTTGGTTGTCTATAAACCCATCTAAATTAGTTTGTATGGGAATAAAGTACCCACATTGACTTCCCATAGCTCCTTCATCCCATATATTTTCATAAGACATACAGTCATACGCATCTGGGTTATAAAATATTTCCTCCATTGCTTCAAAGTCAGAACCTTCTGTACCCCCTGTACCAAATGCTACCATCATACCTAATGTTTTAGCACCTTGACGCATTGTTGGCATCGTTACCTCCCAAGCTTTTAATAATCCCGGAAAAGATCCTGCTTCTTCAAAGAATACTAACTCACCAGCCTTACCCCTTACTTTATCTGGATTATCTTTTAGTGATACTCCCATAATTTGAGATTTATTCCCCATTTCAATCTCTAATCCATTTACTTTCTTTTTATACCCAGACATTTTATGCATCTCCCTGTCTTTTAATCTTGGTTCCCAAGCTTTTGAAAGAAGTCCATCACCAATTAAAAATTCTTTAGATGCTGCAAATACAAAGTTTTTAGAGTTACGTACAAAAAAATAGTTACGAGCTAGCATAGACCCTGCCTTATAAGAGTATCCCTTACGCCTTGCTTTTAAAACAATCATATGTTTATTATCTGCTCTAGCTTTATCTATTTCATGAAAATATTCATAGTCACCATCATAAAATGCAGGAAATGTACGCTCACGTCTAGCTTGTATAGTTCCGTCAGGTAATTCTTCGTCGACAGCTCTGTCAATAGGACAATAGTTTAAATAAAAATAATGAAATCCAGTAACTTTAAGTTCATCTATCTCATATCCATACATACACCTATTCTTCTCCTCGTCCCAAAAGTCATAATAATCTTTTGTTCCAGGGAGAGAAGAAGTATAATGTCCCTTCTCTAAAAATGTTAAGGCAGCTGGCCTTAGTCTGTCTGTGTCTTTAAGCATTCTGTTTTAATCTTTACTAGTACTGCGCATTTTTCATATTCCTCATAAGTTGTAAAATGTTCGATTAACATATCCAACACATCTTCTGATCTTCCATTTTCAAATGTAGGATCAAAAGGTAATGGATAGTTTTGATTTAAAACATCCATCTGTGTGTATAGTTCTTCTAACGTTTTTCTTTGAGTAATAAATTCAAACGCATTGTCCATAGCTTGATTATATAATGCTAAGTCTTCTAAAAAATCCATTACATACTATATTTATTTACTTCAATTCCACCTCTATTTGTATTGGCAGCTTGCTCTTCTTTTCTTACTATCTCTTCTAATCTACTTAAGCCATCTACTACCTTCCCCATATTAGATAAATTAGCTATTAAATCTTTAGCATGAAATATAGGTTTACCATGATCATCCATCATTTGTAAATCCACACTTCTAAAATACTTTTCTAATTTAATTATAGATTCTCTTGCAGCTTTTAATAATCTAACTGCAGATGTTTCTATTAATTTATCATAAGCATCACATCCTCCTAAAACTTTTGGGGATGGAGTCCATTTCTTTTCTCCAAAAATACTAAGTTTTACTTCTTTTAATCTTTGATCCCATTCATATACAGAAAATGGAGACCTATGATCCACCATAAAGTATATATAAGCTAATTCTTCTACTTTTAAATCTTTAAATTCTTTTATAGACAACGCATAAGGACTTAACACTCCTTTATTATTATCGATTTGTATTAAGTCCATAACTCTGAAAATTTTTTATCCCCTTCTTTTCTTTTCTTTTGTGGGAGTTGTTTATTTTTTAACATATCTTCTAACTGTTCACTAGAAGGCGCATAAGTTTTACTTTTTATTCTTTGTTTTGCTAGTAAAAATTCTTTTTTTAAATCATAGTAATTAAAACCTTTATTCCTATATACATCTCCATATTTTCCTAAAACATAACAAGGCACACTAGCATTTCTACCATACATACACTCAAACAGCTTTGTTCTGTGATAGCCATCTCTTATACTATATTTAAAAGGAGCATTTTCGCGTGAAGGAACAGGTACAACTATAATAGGATTTTTAAGTCCATGTTTTTTTACACTATCACGTAAACCTTGCCAATCGTATTCAGGGTCATGAGATTCTAAAGCATCCCAATTTTCAGTACGGTCAGCATTTAGATCTTTGATTGGTATTTCTCTAGAATCTATATACACGTATAAACCATCATATCTAACATCGCCCCCTAGTCTACGAGCCATGTTTACAAAAAATCCAATTAAAAAATGACGAATTTTAAATTTATAGTTTTCTATATGAAGCGCTATTAATTTTTTATTTACCATCTTTTGATAATTTTTTTATATACGCTAATCGTTTACGGTTAACTGTAAATTTTCCAAAATATGGGAGACGTGTAGTTTCAAATTTGCCAGCTTTCATTTTACTAGCTACAAATTTAAATTGATATTCTACTATTTCTTTTACCTTACTTAAAGGCAGATTATACTTAGTAGCTAAATGGTGGATTATTGCTTCTTTATTCTTTGGCATCTTTGTCCCATTTATTTAAAGGGCATTCAGAAGTTTTCATTCTTGCTTTATACTCTACCATACATCCACACTCCATACATCTATTTTGTCTCTTATTAAATTTATCACAAACGTGGCAAGTTATAATTCTATCTGCAAATTCTTTTGGAGTAACTACAGGAGCACCTTCTTTTATCCATCCTGTAAAAGCTTTAGCAAAACTTACAAGCTGAGTTTTTAATGAGGGTGGTTTTTGATACTCCCCTTCAGTAGGTTCTTCTTTTTTAATCTCCTCTTCAGGATTAGTAGGATTTTCAAACTTAGGCTCTTCACCTATATATATTTTTTTATTTGGTATCTTGTCTTTCATATATTGTTCATATTATATTGTACATCCATATACAAATACTTTCCTTGACTATTTTGGACAATTACAATATAATAAATGTCACAATCAAAAGTACTGATAACACAATTAATGTCTAGTAAACTTGATTTCAATTGTATCTGTATCTGTTTCTAATAACGTGTTGACTGTATAGTTGTTTCCTTCTTTTTTAAAAACCCCTTTGTCTTTAAATCTTTTAATATAATTATTTAAAGTGTTTGGATCTTTAATACCTACAGCTGCCGCCACTAATTTTTTATTCTTCATCGAACAAAGATTTTTAGTCTCTGTTACTTTACCAGTATCTACAAAAGTAGATAAAATTTCTAGTTCTTTATTAGTTAAGTTAAAAATACCATTCCAAACTTGTAAAAATTTGTAAGTTGTATTTACGTTAACTGTTATTTTTTTTGTTTTCATAATTTTCTTCCAATATTTTAAGTAAAGACTTATCTCCATACATAGTTCTTGCAGATTTAAACTTTACATACTCTTCAGGTTTGAATATCATTTTAACTTCTGTTATAAAACCTTCATCATCTTGACGTATTGTCCAACGTCTACCTCTTACTGTCTTATTATTTTTAAGTGTTGTTCTCAAACTCATAATTCGTCTTTAAATTTAATTTTAGCAAAGCCATTTTCTATTACTATCTCAGAAGTTCTAGATTGTTTATTAAATTCTGCAACAAACGGTTCTATATCTACTCTAGTACATAAGTATGATAAAAAAACTTGTAATTCTTTAGCTGCTTTTTTAACGTTAGAGATGCGATTATCTGCATCTATCTTTACATCTATAAGAGCTTGAAAATCTTTGATGGTTATAGTAACAGTCCCTTCTACCACTTACCTAATATTTGATGTTCATTAATTAGTAAGTAATTTTTTCCGTCAATAGGAGCTTTTACAGCTTCTGTTCTAGGATCAATCATTACAGTATCGCCTTTTTTTACAAAATGACACTGATCTCCCGCAGCAATTACTTTTAAAACATTAGATTTTTTAGCGTTAGACTTAGCCGTTTCTTCATCTAAGATGATTCCAGATTTTGTTTCAGTTACTATTGGATCAGGCACTACTATCCAACTTCCGTGTGGTTTAAATTTCATAATATATATTTTTGTTTGGGCAAAGATATAAATTATTATTTTATAAAAACAAATCTTTTGTAGTATTTTTCAAGTGGATATAGTTATCCCCCTTGGAGTCTCTTTTTCAAACTTGGATTTTACTCTAGCAGTGCTTCTCAAAAAGAGACCAAAGGATAGTAAGACTGATGTTAATTCACCGCACATACCTGTGTGCAATCTATCCTAACTAGAGTTTATACACTCGTTCTTTTCCAACTACCGGAGAAAATCTCACTCTTATTTAGAGTTACCAATCCGATGTCTAATCCCTTTTATGGTTACCGGGGGATGATATTGTTGGACTGCAAAGATATAAAAAGTTTAATAAAAAAAATAAAATAACTAAAAAATTTTTTTTGGGGTTTATTTGTGAGCGTACGGACCTCCTCAAAACAACACCCCGTCTTGTAATAGGGTTTGCAAGCACCCCCTATTAAAGCCAAAAGATGGCTTTAATTTAATTAAATACTTAATCAAATGGCACAAACTTATGACAAGAATGGTAAGTGGTCTAAGACCACAACATTCACAACACCTTCGGGTTGGCACATCAGCACTTCGTTATCTCACACTAAAGGTGAGACTGATGTTAAAAAGTCTCAAGACTTTACTAAACTTGATGAATTACCAGAGGAAATTCAACAAGGCATCATGGATGGTACTCTTTCAATAAAATTGAAATAGCACTAAAGGGACTTTGTCCCTTTTTTAATATATATGGTAGTAATCAATTTGTAGTTGTGAGTGTGGCTTCGTGGTCACATTCACTACTATTTCCACCATTTATACAATCAATCAAATCGTTAACATTATAATAATATAACACTAACATGAAAACACTACTTATATTACTATTAGTAGCAGTATTCTTTGGCAGCTGCGCATCAACTTGCCAATATTCTAATAGTCATTCGTATAAAATGAGAAATAATTGTGCAGCATATAGATAGTACAAAACATAAATAACAAGGTTTATGATGTGAAATTCATCTCGTGGCCTCTTGACCAATCAGCCGTTAAATGCGGTAATAGATAGAGACTTGTTATTTTTAATATAATTAGAAAGCATAAACATTAAATTGGGTATGAACATGGAGGTAGACACTATGCAGGTGTTCACATGTTCTAACTTTCTATATACATAAATAAAGAATAGTAGAACGTCTTGGATAACAACCTGCAGTGGTAAACCGTAAGGCATGTGGACTATTCTTTATTTTAAAATACAGTTGTAAGGTATTTATAGATAAACCTTGTTTTCTAGATAAACAAAACTAATCTTGACACTGATTGACTTGCAAGCAATCACCTATCTGGTTTAAAGAAGAAACTTTGATTTCATTCTTTACCGTGGATTTAAAATGGTAAACGTGTCCTAAAATATGGATGTGTGTCCATACTGATGATTCCAAAAGGATGAATTTAGAAAGATTTTGGGGCTTAACCCGATAAGTATAGTAATATACTTAAAGACATAGTGTGGAATCTATGTTGCCAGCAATGGTCAATTTAAGCAAGCAGGATACTACACGGCACCAATGGACAAATGTCTGAGGGTATGTGTATCGCTTCTATTTTAGTTGGAGTGATAGCAATAGGAAATAACTGTAGATTTAGTTTTGAGTTAACTGTCGAGTTAATAAAGAGTATAAATCAGTATGATGGGCAATCTTAGGGAATAAGATATAACCTGAAATACCATAACGATGAAAAGTTATACTTGAGTAGTTTAGTATTTTGTCTCTCAAAAGGAGGCGAAACTAATGAATAACCGCTACTTGAACCATAAATAATAACAATATTTATACAACTAAAAAAGAACAAGTGTTGTTCCGTTAAACATTGAAAGATGACTAAGTCTGAACACGTATGCGTATGTGAATTCAGTTGCATTGATCCCTCAAGGTGATATGTATTTCAAGTGAAAGTCAGGTATGGGCCCTAGAACCCATCACCTCGTATGAGTAGTTTGTGAGTAAATGTTTATTGTTAAGAGTGGTTAGCTATACTAACCGTCATTACACAATACTATTGGAGACGATAGTGGATACGTTGCTAACTCATAAGGCAACAAAAGATGTGTACTATTAGCTATAATCTCAGGCTATATTTTATTAACCTTTTAATCTAAATACTATGAACAACAAGAAATTACTCAAGAATATAACTTGGGAGCTCAAAAGAGCTGAAAAATATTGTACAATATCAATGATACTAAATGTATTATTTATATTAATAATAGCAATACAAGCAATTCAATTATATATTAACTAAATACTAAATAAACATGGAAACAGATCAAAGAATTTTGAAAAAGAATTTAGAGATAACTAAACTATCTCAACAAGTAGATAAACTAACATCAGAGTTAGTTAATCTAAAAGAAGAGTATAAACAATTAAAAAACAACACTCATGAAGAAGAAAGATGAAGTATGGTACTGTGAAAACAGTAAGGGACAAAAGATTCCACCTTATAAAAGTACATATCCTGTACCTAAACCTAAGAAATGGACATTTGAACGTATCTTAAATAGAATAGGTGTTGTCATTGGCATAGCTATGCTTGTAGCTATTGCATTTAGCTTGACATCTTGCGGGTCATTAAAAATGACTGAGAAAGATAAACAAGTAAACTATGAAATTGAGAAGTTATATATTAAATATACTTATCAAAGAGATTCAATACTAATCGAGAATTATAAATAACTTAAATATTACATTATGAAAACAAAAACTAAGATTGAAATTAAAACTGAGTTTATACCTATAGTAGGGTTAGCAGCTGGTTACAGGTCGCGTGAATTAATATTTGTAT